CACTTCTAGGTTATAACCACGCACAGAGCAAAACTCTTCAAGGTATTTATGTAATCCACAGTATAATGTTTTCTTTCTTTGGTCAAATAACCTTATTTTTCCATCCCACATACGATTACGGTATGCAGGCATGAATTTATAACCAGGTACAAAGAAACAAAAGTGTTCTGATAATTCCTTTTCAATGGAAGGTTCACACTGTACATTTAAGAAGACTTCATTCTTCTTTTGTATAACAATATTGTCCATTAGATTCCGCTAGTGAATTTTCTCCATTCAATCATGTTCTTAATGTTCTGATGTCTCCACTTAACATTTTCAAGTATTTCTTTTAATGTTGAACAAAGTTCTTCTAGATATTGCATCTTAGCTTGGTGTTCCTGAATGGCAGGATCTGAATCATAATAATAATCCATATCTCCTTTAAGTACTGTAAGTCCTTTAAGCGGATCATAGTCCCACCCTTTTTCGTCAATATCTTCTTTACTCATCTTGCCATTAAGATGTAACCATTTGTCCCTAAGTAGCACCTTAAATTCAAGTTCGAGTTTTTTAAGCTTTAAACGATTTACAGAAAGTAATTCGAGATATTTGGAATGTAATTTTGCGGATTGTCTTGAAGCCTCATCCAAATTCATGTCATCTATGACTGAGTCTTCTTTCCACATTTTCAGTATTTCTTGCAAATTATTCATATTATATATTATACCACAGTTTTATGAAAAAGTAAATAGTTTATTCGATTTCAAAGTATGTATATGCAAAGGTTATATCAACCTGTGCAAATTCTGTATCACCTTGTGTATTAAATTCTATACCACCCAATGATGTAGGGAATACACCCTTAAATCGAATTTGTTTATTTACATTATTATGAGAGCTAAGTATAAGCAAAGTAGCGTCTTCTTTAAAATCTTCGCTATTACCCTTTTGAGCTATATTATGTAACCAATTAAATGTTTCAATATAGTTTTCCATATCCTCAGTTACATTTACTCTTAAGGTTAAATCCTCAAAACTTAACCTATCGCCAGTTACTGCTAAGTTAACACCTCTATGTCCAACATCTATTTGTGTTAATCCTACAGTTGGTAATGATGCGCCAATACAGAAATATTCTAGGTTAGCATACCTTGTACTATTAATTTTAAATTGAAATCCAACTGGTGTTAGAAAGTTTTTGTTTGTTGTTAAATTGCTCATATATCTATTTATAAACTTGTGCTGTTAAGTAATAGTATTTATACAACAAAAAAAGGGACTCCGAAGAGTCCCCTTAAATGATTAGATTCTAATCTAAGCTTATGCTGATTCCATGATTGCATCAACTCTGAATAGTCTAAAGTATTGGTTTTGTCTGTCTGTACCAGTACCTGCACCAGCTACGAATGGGTTAGCAACCATTCCGTATCTAGTTTTGAAGCCTATTCTTGGTTGGAAATCTTGCTCACCAACTGCTTTAACCATTGTTAATGGAACGTATGGGCAGTAGAACATACCAGCGTCATACGGGTTTGTTCCTCTATAACCTACGCAAGCATAGTCGGATACTGCATACGGATCTACATATACTTTTACTCTACCGTTAAGAACACCAGCAAATGTATTACCTGTGTCATCAACATTTAAGTTTGCACTTAAAGCAGGAGTATAGTCTAATAGACCAGCTGCTGCTAGAGCTGAAGCTACGTCTGAAGAAACGATTACAAAGTTACCTTTGCCTCTTCTTGTTTCTTTAGCAATAATGTTAGCTTCTCTTTCGATCTGCATGATAAGACCTTTGAACTTCTCAACCATCCATCTGCCGTCTGAATCAGTGTCAACACTAAATGCACCTTTTAAAGTAACATTTGATTGTTGTGCACCTAATTTAGCTTTATTTAGGATTGTTCTAATAAGCTCTCTATTGATTTCCGCTAGGATTTCAGAAGAAAGAATATTAGCAAGTTCACCTTCAGCGTCCAATCCGTGGATAGCTTTAAGGTCTTGTGCAAGTTCCATTGTATACTCAGCTTTTAAAGCTCTTGATTGAGCTGTAACAGTTGTCTTGTCAATTGAGAATGACATCTCATTGAAAGCTGTTCCGCCACTAGTACCGTATGCTTCAACAGCTGCTGTTGAAAGACCTGTACCAAATGCGTGAGTATTTGTCTCATCAGATAAATCTGAGTTTGAACCGGTAGCATCAGTGATACCTTCTAGACCTGTTGGTCCGCCTGCATCATGTGTACCTGTACCTGAGAAGGTTGTATCAGCTTCATCAAATAAAGCTTCAGCACCTGCTTGAGTACCATATCTTGATTTCATTGCAAAGATAAGTCCTGTTGGACCACTCATTGGCTGAACGCCAGCGATATCATAAGCAATTAAGTTAGGCATTGCTCTTCTAACTAAAGAAATAAGAACTGGGTCAAAGTTATCTACTCCACCGCCAGCAACACTGTTAGATGCTGCAGCTTCAGAGATGTAATTACCTTGAGCCTGATATCTTTCTTCTTTTAGAGCAACTTCCTGGTTTTCTAACAATCTAGCTGTAACAGCTTTCTTGTATTGGTTTTCAATTACTGGAGCACTTTCGTGTTCTATAACTGGTCCCCATTTTTCCATAAGTTTTGCGTCTGCATTAAACATTTCTGTTTCCCCTTATAATTTATTTAGTAAATTTTGTTATAGCTTGTGTGTATCTAGACATAGAATCTGAAACGTCTACATCGACTGTTCCTTCTCCTAATAGACTATCCACTTCATCAACAGATTCAGTAACTTCTTGTTTGAAGTATGATTCTTTAACAGTTTTCACTTTCATTTCGAAAGTTTCTTTGTTATCGAATTCGATATCTTCAACTAAAGATGCTAATTTCTCTGCTTCAGTTTCAGCAAGCCCTTCTGATAAATCTCTTACAACTTCAGCTCTTTCTAAAACTTGAACTTTATTGTGTAGTTCGATATTATCTTCTGTGGTTTTATTTAAAGTTTCTTCTAGTTCAGTGACTGATTCGTTGAGTTCATCAACTAAGTCAACCTTACCTTCAGGTACTTCGATGTAGTGTTCTTTGAACACACCTTGTAGTGAAGTCATAAACTCTTCAGCAATTTCGGTTCTTAAACCGTTTTGAATTGCTAATTCGTTTTCTTTCATCCAATTTTCAACTACATAGTTAAGGTATGAATCTACCTTTTCTACGAGTGAAGATTGTAAGTCAGATACTTCTTCTTCAAGGTTTTGCGCATATTCACTTTCTAGTCTTTCAACTTCTTGTGATAGTTTAGATGTAAGCACAGCTTCAAAAATTGCTCCAGCCTTTCCTCTGAATTCTTCAGAAAGGGTTGCTTCTTCTTTTACTAATGCATCTAAATCTTCATCAAAATCAACTGATTCTACTTTAGCTTTAGCTTTTGGCTCTACAGCCTTTTTAACTTTCTTTAAAGCAGCATCAACTGATGCGATTGATTCTTCCTCAGAAGTTTCATCAACTTTAGCCATTTTAGCATATAGTTTTTGCGCGTCTTCTTTTCTAGCTTTCTTAAGCATATCTACAGCGGCTTGAATAACACCGGCTTTAGTCTTAGGAATAGTTACGGCTGGAGTTTCCTCTTTTACAGATTCTTTCTCTTCCTCTTCTTCTTCCTCTTCCTCATCACCATGTTTACCTTCTTCAAGTTCTTCAGTTTCCTCGTTGACTTCAACGTTCTCTTCTTCTGAACTCTCCTCTTCTGAAAGTACTACCTCTTCTGTAGCTATGTCTTCTGCTAGTTCATTTTTAATAGCGTCTTCTGACATAATTATTCTCCTAATTATCTTTGAGAGTTTAGTTTAGAGAGGAAATTTTTAAATGCTCGAATTTCAACCTCAGGGAGGTTTTGACTCGAAGTACTTTTTATTTCAGTCTCAATTAATTCAATATCTTGCGGCTTAATGATTCCATTATCCCATACCCATTCAACACCCTCCATAACTCCATTTACAAATGCAGATGGAGCAGATGGGTCTTGAACGATATCAACAGTGGCTAACATAAAGTCAGACCCCACATATTGGACACCATTCTTTGCTACAAGACTTCCCATACCACGACTTGACACACCAAGCTTAACACCACCTTCGAGCAAACCTTCGACGATTTTACCCATTGGGGTTTTAAGTATTGATGCTTTTCCTACAACATCATTACCCTGCCAATGCAGCGAATTGATTTTGTGCGAAACTTTATCTAGGTTTACTGTTGGACCCTCTGGATGATTTAATTCCCCAACAGCTCTACCCGTTTTAACTTGTTCGGTCACATACTTTTCAACAGCTTTTTCAAGTGTTTTCTTTTCGTATACACGACCATTCCTATTCTTTTGATTAGATTGCATAAAGACGCCTTCGATGAAATAATCTTTTTCACCATTCTTTTTGGCTTCACATATGATATCTAATTCTTGATCTATGTGTTCAGTAATAAGCTTCATTTTATTCCTGTTCTTCTTTGTTTCTTTGAATCAAAGTAGATGCTAAATCTATTTTTCGAGCATCTAGGGCATCAGATATTTTCTCTCCCATAAGACCTTCGAACTCTTTATTAGCTTTAATGTTATCACCATTTTTTAAATGGTTAACTAAATTTTCTACTGACATAATTTATATCTCCACTATTATTTATAATTTTTTAGTGTTTAAATGCACTAAAATTCATCTTCTGCTGGATATTTACCAGCTTTTCTTTCTTGATCGATTTGATTTTCCATTTCTTTAATATCATCTTCGTCCATTTTTAAGATATTTTTAGTAGCCCATTCTATTGAAATAAACTTACCTATATAATCTTGCATTGAACCAAGTAACTCAAATCTTTCTCTTATCATTTCAGATTGTTTTAACTCAGAAAAATAGTTATCTTCAATAAAGTCAAATACTATCTTTTCTTTAAAGTCTTTCCAATCTTCTTTGGTAATAATACCTTTTAATAAGAGTTGTGTTTTAAGTAATTGCATAAACAAGTCAGAGAATCTCTTTCTTAATCTATCAATAAATTTCTTAAACTTAACTTCGTCTCTTGTTATTTCAGTAGTTCTACCTAAACTAAACTGAGCTTCTTGCTCTAATCTATTTACTGGAACATTTAATGACTTATATAGTTTCTTTTGGAAATATATAATATCATCAATCTGTCCAAGGTTTTCACCACCTGGTAATGTTGATATTTCAGTACCTCTTCCA